GGCTGGCGGGAGATTTTCACGGATGACCTCATCCTGCTGGCAATCAAAAAAGCTGCCCTGTCAGGGGTCCGCAGGTGGAATTACGTCAATGGAATCTTGAAGGCTTGGAAAAACGAGGGTGTAAAAACCCTTGGTGATGTACAGGCGCGTGACCAGCGGCGCAAACCAGCGGCAGACCAGCAGCCGAAGCGGTCCGCCGCCGAGGACTACGATTTTATTTTTGGAGGCTCAAATGACAGTTGAATGTTTGAAAAGCTCAATGCTGCGCATTGAGCGGTATTTCGGGAAGGAACTCTCGACCGATGAGCGTACAGCACGAGCGGAAGTCTACGCCGCTGCACTGAAAGAAATCCCGGACGATGTGGTTTCGACGGCTCTTTTAAAAGCGCTGACGGTCTGCCGCTATCAGAACCAGCTCCTTGTGGACTGGTGTGCGGAAATCCGCAAGATTCAGGATATTGGGCGTCCAACGGCGAACGACCTCTGGAACGACGCTGCTGTGGCCGCACGGAAAATCGAAGCAAACCTTTACTATATGCACATCGGTGGCCTGATTACGCTTGATGGCAAGCTGAACCGCGATGATTTGAAGCGCCGCAATGCTGAAATCTTTGCGGCTCTCCCGGTGGCAGTACAGCGGTGGGCTGGCTCCCCGGAAGATTTGAGCGACATTTTTTCCAGCCGGAGCACAGCAGATCTGCGCCAGTTCGTTCGTCCTGGCTTTGACCGGACTATGCAGGATGCCCCGGTTGAGAGCTTGCAGTCCCCGGGGCTGCCCGGCGGGGCAGCCCCGGCACAGATTGGAGGTGGCACGACATGAGGTCGAAAAGACCATTCCGCAGCCTGATCGTGTGCGCTTCGTGTGCGATGGTTGGCTGCATCCTCGCAAGCACGGCCTACTCCCGGCGGGTGGACGAGTTGGAAATCGAGCGGGATATTTACGCCAGCCGTTTCCAGAACTGGCAGACGCGGGCGATTGACGCGGAGGAAAATGTCGGCCGGCTTCAGACTGAGGTAGATAACCTGACCGCAGAGCTGAACGCCCAGACCGATTTGACCCTTACATACGCCGGGTCGTTCAGCTGCACGGCCTATTGTGCCGAAGAATACGCCCACATCTGCGGCGAGGGACACGGAATTACATCCAGCGGCGCAAAGGTGCAGCCGGGCGTGACCGTGGCAGCTGACACCAGCATCCTGCCCTACGGCACGGTGGTTTATATTGAGGGTGTAGGTCTCCGGGTCGTTCAGGACACCGGGAGTGCTGTGGTAGGTAACAAGATGGACGTGGCGGTGAACACCCATGCAGAGGCTCTAAGCTGGTCTGGCTGGGGTTCCCGCCGGGTCTGGATTGTCACAGCAGGAGGTGACGCTGATGCGGACACCTAAACAGAAAACCTCCGCCCAGAAGCGGTATGAGCAACTCAAGTCCCGTGGCCTGTGCGTTGCCTGTGGAAAAGTGCCGGCGCAGCCCGGCAAAACCAAATGCGTCCAGTGCGGCATCAACGCCAGCAAGTCGGCGCTGAGCTGGTATTACCGCAAGCACAAGGAGGTGCAGCATGGCACTGAATGAATATGGAGTCAAACTGGACAGCAACGGCTATGCACCCAGCATCCTCAACCAGCAGCCCACCTGCCTGATTTGCGGGCGATACCACACGGCCCGGCACGAGGTCTTTTATGGCCCCTACCGGGATAAGAGCAAGCGCTTGGGACTGTGGGCGAATCTCTGCCCGTGGTGTCACCAGAACGGCCCGAACGCCATCCACCGCAACCATGACGAAGATCTCCGCTTGAAAAAGTGGGCGCAGAAAAAGGCTATGGAGCATTACGGGTGGCCGGATGAGAAGTTCCGGCAGGAGTTCGGGAGGTCGTACCTGTGAGCACTTGCCCGATTATCGCCATTGACCCCGGCAATGCCCAGTCTGGCTACTGCGTTATCGATCGCAACACCCTGCGCCCGCTGGAATTCGGCAAGGTTGACAACGCCGAGCTGCTGCGGAAGCTGGCCTCTGCCACGGAGCAGGGCTGGCGGTGGGCGGTCATCGAGATGGTGGCCTCCTACGGAATGTCGGTAGGCCGGGAGGTGTTCGATACCGTCCTCTGGATCGGCCGCTTCTACCAAGCCCTGAACGCCTGCTGCCCGGTACGGCTGCTGTGCCGAATCGAAGAAAAGCGACACATCTGCCACAACACCCGCGCCAATGATGCCGCCATCCGGCGGGCACTCATTGACCGATTCGCAGACCACGACCTCAAAAATGGCCGTGGTACAAAAAAGAACCCGGATTTCTTTTACGGCTTCAAAGCCGATGTGTGGGCAGCCTACGCTGTGGGCCTGACCGCCATTGAGAACCGGGACAACGATTATCATTTTTCTGCTACTTGAAAGGAGCACATACCATGGATAGCTACGAAAACGAAGCCTCTAAGTTCGCCGCCCAGCGCACCAAGCTGAAGAACATCTGCGAGGCGCACGACCTGACCTACACCTTCATCAAGAACAGCTACCCCATCAAGCTGATTATCCGCCCCATCAAGGGCGTGGGCGAACAGATGTCCATGCTGGAAACCGCCAGCGAGGACAGCTACATCTCCCCGGATGCCTACCTCCTGTTTACCATGAAGGATGGTGTGCTGGTCTACCGCATGAGCAAGACCTTCACCATTGAGGATGCTCTGTTCGGCAAAATCAAGAACATCTTCAAGAATATGTTCTCCTACTACTGCCAGTTCTTCTTCCGGGAGCTGATCGAGAGCGGCCGGCTGAAAGCCATCGGCGGGAAGATGCCGGAAATCCCTGAAACCGCTGCAAAAGAGCCTGAGGAAAAGGCCCCCGACCTGCCCCCGGACGCTGAAAAGCTGGAAGAAATCGAGGACGAGGCAGACGATGCCGAGGACGAAGCGCCCGCAGCTGACGAGCTGGCAAAAGCCACCGAGATTGCCCGACAGAACGACGGCATCACGCAGGCCATGCTGGAACAGCAGATGGGCGTGACCGCAGAAAAGGCCATCGCCCTGCTGGACGAAATGGAAACGGCCGGCGTGATCGACTTCCACGATGGCCGCTACTACCTCGCCAAGGCAGACAGCGAGGAGGAATAATCCATGGCAAAGGCAGCAGTGACGCGCAGCATCCGGGACGACCACCAGAAGAACTTCCTCAAAATTTTCAACGGCCTGACCGGGAAGCATAGCCGCTGGGAGATTTGGGAGGACTTCGTCACCCTGACCGCTATTGAGATCTCAAACAGCACGGACAAGGTGAACGCGGCCGAACGCACCAAGATGTACCAGACCATCGTTTCCAAGTATTCTGCCAAAGAGCGGGACGGCATGGCTGAAATGCTGGCCGAGGTGGTCATGGGCATGGAGCAGAACCCCGACCAAGATTTCCTTGGCTCTCTGTACATGATGTGTGAGTTGGGCAATGACCATGCCGGACAGTTCTTCACGCCCTACGACGTGTGCCGCTGTATGGCCGAGATCACGTTTGACCCGAAGCTGCACCCGGACATGGAGGGGTTTATCTCGGTATCTGACCCGGCCTGTGGTGCTGGGGCCACGCTGCTTGCCTTTTTGAACGTCTGCAAAAGACGGAATATCTGCTATCACAACAAAGTCCTTGTCATAGCCCAAGACATTGACTTCATCGTTGGGCTGATGTGCTACATCCAGTGCAGCTTCATGGGCTGCGCTGGATATGTAGTCATCGGTGACACACTCGTGAACCCGGCAACGGCCTACGACAGCCGCGGATTGCTGCCCGCAGGACCACAAAACCGCATCTGGTATATGCCGCTTTTCTCAACCGATGTGTGGTATATGCGCCGCCAGATAGCGCAGATGAACCTGTTGTTTGAACCGAAAGGCGAACCTGCGAAAATCGAAAAATCCGATATTAAGCCCGCAAATTTGCAAAAATCTATCAAAAATGAGCCTAAAGCCCCGGAAAACGAGCCTCTTAACGAAACCAAAACCGGGCAGCTCACGTTTTTCTAACCCGAAATAAGAAAGGAGTATCCCTATGGCAGACATTACTTACATCCCTATCCGGCAGCTGTACCCTCACCCCGATAACCCCCGCAAGGAACTGGGCGACCTGTCCGAGCTTGCCGCCAGCATCAAGGAAAACGGCGTATACCAGAACCTGACCGTCATTCCCGGCCACTACCTCAACAGCCGGGAGTACATCGCAAAGTGCGTTGACGAGGGTGGGGATGCAGCCGCAGCAGCGGCAGCATGGACACCCAAGGCTGCGTGGTCCAGTGAGGACTACACCATCATCATCGGCCACCGCCGGGCAGCAGCAGCGCAGCAGGCAGGACTGTACGAACTGCCCTGCGCCATCGTGGAGATGGACGAGCGGGAGCAGATGCAGACCATGATGATTGAGAATATGCAGCGGTCAGACCTCACCGTCTACGAACAGGCGCAGGGCTTCCAGATGATGATGGACTTCGGGCAGACAGTGGAGCAGATCTCCGACAAGTCGGGGTTCTCCCAGTCCACTATCCGGCGGCGCATCAAGCTGCTGGAACTGAACCGCGACAGCTTCAAGAAAGCCGAAAAGCGCGGTGCCACCCTGTCCGATTTCGCCCAGCTGGACAAAATCGAGGACTTGGAAGCCCGAAACCGGGTATTGGAAACCCTCGGTACGCAGAACTTCAACCGGGCCATGCAGGATGCGCTGGAGCAGCAAAAATGGCAGCACCAAAAGGCCGAATGGGTTGAGCAGCTGAAAAAATTCGCTACGGAAGATTCGCAGGCCTCCTACCAGACGCATGAGCATGTAAATGCGTACGGAAAGTGGGGCACAAAAAAGGAAGTCGTCATGCCGGAAGATGCCGACAAGATCGCTTATGTCTATAAGGTCAGTGAAAATCAGATTGACTTGTACAAACCTCGCGATACGGAAGCCGAGGATGCCAGCAACTCGGCGAGGGAGGCCGCAAGAGCCACCGAGCAGCTTGCGAGAGAACAGTTTGCCGCTGTTACGAAGCTCATGTACGAGCTGCGCTGGGACTTCGTGAAGGACTTGACTCCCGCAGAGTGCAAAAAGCACCTGCCGGAAATCTTGGCTTATTCCACCCCGATTCTGACCGAATATCGGCACATGGAGGATGACGAAAACGTGTTGCGGCTGCTCGGCATCGGTCTGGATGAGCAGATTCGGGAAGACACGGAATTGGAAGATGCCCTGAAAATGTTCAACGCTTACGATACCGAGCCGGAGAAGATTCTCTTGGCGGTTGCCTTCGATGCGACGGACGGTAGTCGTGAGGGCTATTGGAGCACGGAATGGAATGGACCGACAGGTGCAAGCAAGTTCGTTCACCGCAAAAATGACGACCTCGACAGCACCTATGAACTGCTGACCGCCCTCGGCTATGAAATGGCCGATGACGAAAAGGCCTTGCAGGACGGCACCCACCAGCTTTTTGCGGTGTATGGATCCGGTAGCAAAGCGGACACACCCTGTGATAAGTGCAAAGCTGCTCACCCTGAATGCGACAAGTGCTGCAAAACTTGCGATGACCACTGCAATGCGTTCCAGCTGTGCAGAAAGGAGTATGGCGAATGACCGACCTTGTAAAGTGTGACCGCTGCGGCACACCGTTCAGCATCCAGACAGCCGGCATCCGCAGTACATGGAGCGGCGATTACATGGTGCAGTATTTCACCTGCCCCGGCTGCCACCATCGCTACCAGATTCTGACCACGGACACCGAACTGCGCCAGACCGTTCAGCAGCACAAGAAAATTGCCGCAAAAATCCGCATGGGCCAGAGCAAGAATTTCCGGCCGGAAACCCTGAAAAAATATCAGGCGGAAATGAAAAAGCTGGAGGCTGAGCAGAAAAAACGGCGGGATGAACTGATGGACAAGGGCAACGAGATCCTTGCCCAGCTGGGAGAGGAGTAAACCATGGGTGATTTGAAAGAATACGCTGACCGCCTCAAGTTTGAAATCATGGCGGCTGACTTCCTGACCACCGAAGACCGGGAAATGGTCTTTGACCTCATCGAGAAAGTGCTGGGTGATGACAATGCCTGATCAGATCTTCATCAACATTGCGATAC